GAAATCACTAGACGTAGAAAAGATAGCTAAGCCAAAGCACGACTCTAGCTCTCACTATTGCGATGCTATTCGCTATGCTATGTATAGTTATAAAGACAATATAAGTGCTTATGGTCTGGGAGAAATATAATGGCTAATCTGAAAAGAGATGAGATAAAGTACATACGGGACGGAATAAAAACCCAATACCCAAAAGGGGATAGCTGTGAAGCATGTGGGGGCACAGACAATCTACAGTACCACCACTATACTAGCTTAACCCCACTATGGAATAAGTGGAAGAAGAAAAATGATATAGTAGTAAAAGACGCTGATCACATGCTAGAGCTACGAGAATATTTCTACGATGATCACGCATACGAAGTAATAGATTATGGAGTTACACTATGTACTACATGCCATAATGTAAAGCTTCATGGTGTTTACGGAAAGGTACCTGGATTAGGGACTGCTAAAAAGCAGGAACGATGGGTGAAGAAACAAGCAATTAAAAATGGGTTAATCCCAGAGGAATAACTAATGAGTTTAATACAACAAGCTAAAGATTATAGAGATGGTAAGACAGACTTACTCCATGTTAGGAAATCAAAGCGAGCACGTATAATCAGAATGGCGGAAAAGCTAACTGTAGCCGTGCACGCCGAAGCGTACAATAGTGGCTTCGACGGATACCCTATAACAGATGGAATACAGGAAGCTATCGACGCTCTAGAGTTAATAGAAGACGGAGAAGATTACGATGTCCCTATGGAAGAAGAAAGAGAAGACTTTACCGATACAACCAACGATTAGAGACGAGGAAGGCACTTATAGTGATAACAGTATATCGTATTCTACTAGGTACGCGTATAGAAACTTCGAGATAGCTAATAGAGCTGTCAACTTAGTTGTTGATAGTTGCTCTCAGATAAACATAGATGTAGTGGAGCCCCTAGACAGTGTAATACCTATAGTAGATAAGCGCCCCCAAAAGAAAAAGCTAAACAATATATTAAACCACGCACCTAACCCATTTGACAGTATAGACAGGCTATGGACTGCTTGTTGGATGGACTTCCTATTATACGGGGGGTTTTACCTATTCTATGATGATGGAGAGATATATCATGTACCAGCACGTAATCTTACTACTATAATAGGTACAAGAGATAGAGTAAAAGAATATAAGTATGTAGGAACATTTACACATACTTTTAGGGCCGATCAAATAATTCCAGTAATAGATAACAATACAGACAGCACTTATAGAGGTTATCCTAGGTTACAATCAGCTATGAATACCATAGAGATTATAGCGGAAATGAATGACTTCCAAAAGAACTTCTTTAAAAACGGGACTGTATTCGGGCTTATAATAGAGTCTGATACTACACTATCAGAGAAAATAAAAGACAGAATAATAACGAAGTGGAAACGAGATTACAACGCATCTATGGTAGGCGGGCAAAAACCCCTTATTCTAGATGGAGGTATGAAAGCGAAGTCATTATCAGAAAAGAATGCCTATTCAGGCCTAGACTTTCATGATGGACTAACTGCTAGGGAAGAAAAATTACTATATGCACTGGGGGTACCCTCAGTACTATTGTACAGTGGTAATAATGCTAATATTATGCCAAATTTAAAGTTGTTCTATCTAACTACTGTATTGCCAATGCACAGGAAACTACTTAAAAGTCTAGAAGTGTACTTCGGTTACCAGCTAAAACCAATACTAGAAGATATAGCCGCTTTACAACCAGAATTGCGAGAACTTGCTAATTATCTTACAACTCTTAAAAATAGTGGTATTATTACTGCTAATGAGGCCCGTAAGAAACTACGTATGGAGAAGTCTGAAGATGAACTAGCAGATACCTTAATACTACCAGTAAATATAGCAGGGTCAGCATCAGATGCAAGTACAGGAGGGAAACCAGCCAATGAAGATCAAGAATAGCATCAATCTGAGCCTAAAGGCTCAGGAGGCTACAGATGGGATCATCAAGGTAAAAGGCTACGCTAACACTAAGTCCAGAGATAGGATGGGAGACATAATTCCTTCTTCTGCTTGGAGTAGCAAAGCCCTTGAGAACTACGTAAAGAACCCAGTTATTTTAGCTCACCACGATATGAGTCGCCCAGTGGGTAAAATGATAAATTATAACGTAACAGATGATGGGCTAGAGATAGAGGCGGAAATACATGAGGTAGCAGACCCAAAAGTATTCGCTTTAGTTGACGCTGGCTTATTAAAAGCATTTAGTATAGGCTTCACTATTGAAGACTTAGACTATGAATCAGACACCGATACCTTTATTATAAAGGCATTGGAGCTGCATGAGGTATCTGTTGTATCAGTACCTGCTAATCAAGACTCATTATTTTCAGTGAGCAAATCATTTACATCAACCGATGAATTTAACACATTTAAAAAGCAATACATACAAGAAGAGGAAATTACAATGGATCCAAAAGATATCCAAGCGTTGATCGCTAAAGAACTTGCTGCTAGTGCATTGGCCGCTAAAGAAGAGGCCGATGCCAAAGCTGCCAAGGACGCTGAGCTTAGTGAGCTTACTGCTGCTATCACGCAAGAGGTTAGCAAGACATTTGGTGAGCAGATTACAGCTGCTGAAAAATTAAATAAAGAGCTAGAAGAAAGATTCGCTAGCGATAAGGACACTTTAACAGAAACTGTTAAGGGACTTAAAGAGGAAATTGCCACACAGGCTAAAGACCTAGCTAAGGTACGCAGAGATGGAATTACAGGCTTCCCAGCTGCTCCAGCTGACCCAGAGGCAAAAAAAGCTCTAACTAAAGATAAGGATGACGCAGTACTACTTGCTAAGATATTAAAGACTAAAGTTAGCTCCACTACTTTTGGTAAGTCTGTTATCGCAAAAGCATACGGTACAGACGTATCAGGAATAGACATATCTATTCCAGGTGACCACACAGTTGATGATGGTGCTTGGGAGACAGAGTTTAATACGAATATCTATCGTGACCTACGCCATGAGCTAAATATCGAGCCTCTATTAAGTGCGGTTAATATGAATGCATCACAGATGCGTATCCCTACATTACCTGATGTAGACGACGCCCAATTCGTAGCAATCGATACAATCAAGAACAGACGTGGTGCTGCAAATGGTAGTGCTGCAACAACTGGTACTGCCGTAAACGGCCCCCAGCTTAATGAAGTGAACCTAATTGCTCATAAGCTAACAGCTAAAGACTACCTTGGTAATGAAGAGCAAGAAGATACAATTCTTCCTATCTTAGGCTTAATTCGGGAAAACTTACTACGTTCTATGGCACGTCGTTCAGATCGCGCACTTCTACTTGGTGGCGGAACAACTGCAGCAGATCCTATCACAGGCCTAACTACATACGCAGCAGCGGATGGTAAAGACGCAGTTGAGCTATCCATCGGGGGCGGAGACAAAGTTACTGTACAGACTTTAGCTGATGTACGTCGTCAACTAGGTATATTTGGCCTTAATCCTTCTGAACTTTTATACATCGTATCAGAAAAGGCATACTATGACCTACTAGACGATCCAGATTTCCGTACAATGGATCTAGTGGGTACAGACGCTACTATTAAGACTGGCGTTCTACGCATGGCTAATGGTACTAAAATCCTTATCAGCCATGAGTATGCACAACCAGCAGACGGTGTGCCTATGGTAACCGCAGTTTGGACTCGCCCATTCTTAGTAGGTAACTTACGTACCCTTACTGTGAAGACTGACGAAGACATCGAGCTAGACATGGACAAGATCGTTATTACCCGCCGTTTCGGTATGGTACAAAGGGAAGCAGGCACAGTTGCCACAGCTATTTATGTAGCGTAATAAAGTATCTTTTACCCAAGAGTCCTTAGGTTAAGGGCTCTTTATAAAAGATATTATATCATTATGTACTAAAGCAATGTACTGACTGTAACAACTGCCTGCCTTCGCAGACACACTTTACATGTAAGCTATACCAAGAAGAAGCTAACTTACGCAAAAGCAACAAGCACCCAGAAATAGAAGGAGAATGGCATGGCTAACCTAATAACGCTAGAAGACTATAAGATTTATATGAGTATAAACTCAGCCACACAGGATGATAGACACAATGGAATTATAGAGAGGGTGTCAGATATGGTTAGAATATACTGTGGAAGAGAATTCATCACTTCTGGCCCCCTAACAGAATACTTCAAGGGCATATACGATGAAGTATATGTATCTGAGGGAATAATAGATACCATAATCTCAGTAGAGGTAGTGTCTGAGCTAGACCCTGTAACGGGTGCACCGATATACGAGACGTGGGTAGAAAATGATAATACTAATGGAACAGGGTATTGGGTAGATAAGGATGAAGGGAAAATAACTACTATGCACGGTGGCACTTTTTATCTTGGTAGACCTTTCGCACAAGCGGTAAGAGTTATATACGACACCGGTATATCAAGCCTTACTCAGATTAGTCCATCACTACAACAGGCAGTTATGGATACTGTAAAGCTTTATGATAAACATGAGACTACAACCCGTATTTCTAACATGAATCAGTCAGTAGATAACTCATTCACTCCGCCGCAATTAGCAAGAGATTTCCCTCCGCATATCAAGAGGGTTCTAGACTTACATAGGCAGGTAGTTACATTGGGAGGCTGATATGGCTAAGTTTAAAGAAAAGAATGACGTAACAATTTTCACAGAGTCTGACTACCTACCCAGTACTGCGCTAAAAGCTATACTAAAAGGTATGTCAGACGAAAACTTTCAGTTTTACAGTAATAAAACAGTACGTGTATCTTCTCAGAGGATAGGGGTTTTGGTATTTGTAAATAAAGACACACTATATAAGTCTGCGATGGCTAGTCCAGGCTTCAAGAGCCATTTCCCCGATGAGGTAGATATTAGCAAACACGCGGCCTACGCCGCGAATGTTATACATACAGCTATAGACATGGTGTCCGACCCCGCATCCAATAAAGCTTTCAGTACAAAGTCAGGAGGCAAACTAGCTAGGTGGACTAGCTCTGCAAAGACAGCCGTATTTGTTAGTGGGACGCAAAGATCTTCAGATACATTCTTCACGGGTAACCAAACATTTAGTGTCAGGCCTACGCTGGTAAGCCTACTCCAGAAGGACCTAGCCTCAGGTGCAGCTACACCAGACTTAGCAGCTACACCAGAATTAGCAGCTGCAACTATGCATATGATAGCAAAGACGTCAACTGTAGCAAAAGACTTTCCTGGAATACATACCAAGGAAGCAGCAAAGTTATACGCTAATGGGTTATTGAATAGAGGACATATTCTGTCCAATAAAGGTGGAGGGCTACACCTAGCCGCAGTAAATTTTATGAACCATTTATTCCCTGGTAACTCTCCCAGTGCAGCCGAAATAATAGGTACGTTTCAGCAAAAAATACAACAGTCAATAGACCTAGACTATAAAGCTGGTGCAGGAAAACAGACATTTACTGCTGATGCAGTAATAGGGTCAAACAAAGCAAAACTTATAACTGTAATGGAGCAGGGACAACTATCAGAATTAAATATGGCTGGAGGAGGCGCTCAAGCAGCAATCTCCACACAAGAAAGGCGGAATATAGAAGCACAACTACAGTCACAAGGCTTATCTGACGCGGAAATAGAAAAGCAGCAGATAAAAGTAGAAAGAGACACTTTTAAAAATATCGCCTCCAAACTACATCCACTAATACAGAAAGGAATAGGGATAGCGCACGACGACGCAAATATACATTTTCTAGCAGGTATAAGCTCCTCAGTACAGTCCGCTCTAGCAAAGGTAGGGAGCTCAGGCACTGTACGCGGCGAAATAAAACCTCTAGTAGACGCCCTAGCACAACTAGACACTAAGACTAGAAAGGCAACAGAAAAGCACTTCAAGCTATTAAATAAATACTTAAAGAGTTCGGAGTTTAGAGCTAGAGCGTACAAAGAGGCTGTAGTATACGAGCAAAAAGTAAAAGGTACTACAGTCAGCTTCAAGAATACAGAAAAAGCAGAGATATACCCTGCAGGAGATGTAGAATTAGACGCATCAGCTACCTTAGAGGGAATACTACTAGAAGCACTACGGAATGCATTCAACGGAAATGGGCAGTCTAGTGATAAGAATCTAGGGTTATCCGCCCAGGAGATTATGGTAGGCTCAAAAGCTATGCGCCCTCAAGCGTTGCCCTCAGTAGCACCCAGAAAAAGTATTTTGACTTGGCGAACAGGTAAGTTTGGGAATAGTATACGAGTACACGATGTAATTGTGGGAAGAGACTTAACTACCCCTATGTTTATAAAATATTCACACGAAGCTAAGTATAGAGTGTACGATGCAGTTTCTAAAGATAAATTAGCAGGATGGAGAAGCGCAAGAAACACTATTCGTGGAGCTATAACGTGGTATATATCCGCCCTTACTGCTAGAGAAGTAGCTAGGGGAATATTTACAAAAGAATTTAAGGCTAAGGTAGATAAGCTTAAGATCAGGTTAAGGTACGTGGGGGAGAAATAGTATGAGTGCACGCTCAGGGATAGTAGAAAAGCTTACAGAAAAGCTAAAGGAAATAGACGGATTAGACCCTTGGAAATCTAACCTATATGCTAACGTGGAGAATAGAAAAGTATTCTGGGATGAAGTAGATGACTTTCCCTATATTTCTGTCTCCGCAGGTAACGAAGCAAGACAATACTTGCCCAGCAATTTTAAGTGGGGATTTGTATCTATACATATGTACATATACGTACGGGGGGAAAACCCAGAACAACAATTAGAAGACGTTATACGGGACGTAGAATTATGTATAGAACAGAATAGAGAGCTTAATTGGGACCCAGACGATCCATGTAAGACTACCACAGATCTAGAGCTCCTAACAATAGAAACAGACGGTGGAATAATGGAACCGTTAGGTATAGCAGAGATGGTATTTCTAGCTCGCTATGAAATGAAATTTTAAATTAAAAAGTAACACGGTTACTTTACGGGCTAACGCCCACACTTCTAGAAGAGTAAAACATAAACAAACAAGCCTATATAGGAGAATATAACAATGGCATTGAATTTATCACGTGACGCGAAACTATACGTGTCTACGGTTGATACTGGGTTTACCAAACAAAATACTTTTGAAGTACGTGTTTTGGATGGATTCAGTTTCTCACAAGGGACAGAGTCTACTACTATTACAGTAGATGAAACAGGGCAAGCTCCTGTACGTGGGCAGAAAATGTTCAATACTGCCTTAAACCCCGTAGATCTTAGTTTTTCCACGTACATCCGCCCAACACTTGAAGGTGGATTAGTAACGGCTCCAGAGAGAATTCTTTGGGAAGCTTTTGTATCGCAGGGTAACGGGGATCCCCTTAATCCATTCGCACTGACTCCAAGTACTGAGTCTAGTGCTACGGGATTACGAATTGACTTTGACGATTCAGACGTGCATACGTTTTTACCGCTAAACTTCTACCTAGATTTAGGTGCAGTTAAGTATAAGATTTCTGATTCCTCAATGAGTGAAGTATCTGTAGATTTCGATATTGCAGGTATAGCTACATTATCATGGACAGGACAAGCATCTACTATGTTAGAGGCACAGGATTGTGAATTCCCAACAGTATTTACACCAATCCCAGATTGCGCAATATTCTTAAAGAATAAGCTAAGTACGCTTACTTTCAGGGGGGACTATGGAGGAGATGCAGCATGTGTGCTAGTAGATATGACTACAGCATCTGCCAAGGCTGGTGACGATATTATAGTATCTATAGACTTAGCTGATGGTATCGTGGGTAACCTACCAGATGATGTATCTAACTTATCTTTATCTGAGTATACTGCATGGTGGGAAGATACATTCTGCGGAGTTAAAACTGTATGTGTGGATGATACATCATTTTGGGTATGTGCAGGTACACCTGGAGCAGGGTCTAAGCTAACAGTTATTGACGGAGACGTAGGATATAGTACATTTGGAGTAGTTGACCCAACTGGAAATGAACTATTATCCAGCTTACAGTTAATTGTACAGAACCTGAAGGGCCTAGTAGAGGGAAACGTATATAAGTTTGAAGCTTATGAAGAGGGAGTATTAATTCCTGGAATTCCACCTACTCCAACAATACCCGCTACTCCAGGTACCGGTACTATTACACTATCGGGGGGCCCAGAAGTAACGGGGGGAACAATTACCACTACTATTGATGGAACTCCGTTCGCATATACAGTATCTACTGGGGACACTAAAGAGCAGGTAGCAGAGGGAATAGCCGCACTAATAGACCTAGATGTCGCATATATTGCAACTTCTGCAGGGGCACTAGTTACAATTACTACAGTAGCAACAGGGCTAGCAGCAAACGTGCCTTTTTTAGTTGCTGGAAGTGCTGATATAATTGGTGATGATGGAGGCCATGGTACCCTATTAGGGGGAGCAGACACGGTCCCAGCAGTAGAGGGCACTTTACCAATAATGGGCCCACCAGGATCCCCAGTTGTAGTATCCGTAACAATACCTATAGGAGTAACTATAGACAGTCTGGGAGACGCTATAGCTGCTGGGTTAGTTGCAGCCGGTTGGTCTTCAATAGTAAAAGTTAGCTCCAATGAAGCAACAAAAGAAATAATGTACACTAATGGTGTAGCCACTAGCCGCTTAATTTTCGGGGCAGCTCCTGGAACCGCTCTATCCGGACAGCTATTAGCTACTGGACAAGTTACTTGGAGGACAGGACGACCTGCAAACGTAGACGGAACCAATAACTTAGTAACTACTTATGGTTCTGGGGGAGCTACTTTCTATGAGATACCATTAACAGGTGGATCATTCAGTATTAGTAATAATATTACTTACCTAACTCCGGAAGAGCTTGGGGTGGTAAATATACCAATCGGATATTTCTCAGGAACTCGTGCGGTTACGGCTACATTTGAAGCCTACCTACGAACTGGAGAAGAAGGTCAAACTGGTAACCTATTAAATGACTTACTTGGGGTATTAACTGAAGTTTCTACTTCTTTTGAGGCATGGCTAACTATTGGTGGAGCGTCTTACCCAGATAATGTGGAAGTTTACTTCCCATCGTTACACTTATCCGTACCTACAATCAATACAGCAGATGTAATATCTACTACCATTGAAGGTACAGGTCAAGCTACAGAAGGGCTAATTGGTACAGATGAAGTAATCATCACATATCATACGTCTTAATATTTGGCTTATAAAAAAGCGGGGCCACCCGCTTTTTTAATACCCATAATATAAATGGGTACAGAAAAACAGGGTAAAAGTACCAGCATATGGGGTATTGACAAATACAGAATAATTTGGTATAATATGTAAATAGTAAAAAAATTGCTGATAGGATATCTTAGTGTACGGGCCGCTCCATCCCAAGCACAGTCCTATCAGCACCTAACTAATGGAGCAAAAAGAAGCATAAATGGAGTAATTTATGAATATAGATATTAAAAGTATGATGAAGCAGTCTCAAGCGGTTAAAATGGAAGTACCAGGGTACGAGGGACTAGAGCTTGAAGTTACCTATCTTGGTAAAGGTGAGATGCAGAAAATCAGAGAGAAGTGTGTAAAGAAAAAGTTAAATAAGAAAACACGGCAGTATGAAGATGACCTAGACGTAGATATGTTTCAGGAAGTATATGCTAAAAAAGTACTAACTGGGTGGAGCGGACTCACTTTAGGTACGCTAGCATCTTTAATGCTTATAGAAGCCCCTACGGGAGAAGGCAGAAATACTGAGGTAGAATACACGCCAGAAAATGCTGCTACACTGATGATTAATAGTAGTTATATTGATAGATTT